CAGCAAATCGGTCGCGTAAAACAGGTTGCCGAGGTATGTGCAGACGATTCGGTTGGTGTTGGTCAAGCCGGGAACTGCGATGACACGGACGTTTGTGCCGGGATAGATGAACTCACCATTGGCAAGGCTTGCGAGGTCAACTTGGTTGTACAATACTGCCAAACCGCCTGTGGTCGTTCCTTGCTTGAAGGCTTGAACCAAGGTGCGGTAGTTGTTCCAACCGCAGAAGATAACGAGGTCTTGCTTGGTCAGGATAGCCTGTGGGATGTCGTTGTAAATCTTGTCGAAGATTCCGATGATGTTGGTTGCGGTAATTCCAACGGAAGCAGAAACAGGAGTCCAAGTTGTGCTGGAAGCGTTTGCCAAGACGGTAGAACCCGATGCAGCGTTCAACAACTGGTTAACGCCTGAAAAGTAAGTGTTACCCTGCCAGATAGCGGTTTCCAAAGCCTCGGCAATGCGAAGGGCTTTTTGTTCAGCGAAAGCCTGCTCGAAAGGAACGCCATCGTACATTGAACCTTGGGTCAACTGGGTCTGCATCCAGTACTGCTCTAAAGAGCGAGGACACAAAGTTTCCATAACCTTCATACGGCCAACGGTGATGACACGCTGACTGAATGTGGTTGTGCCTGAACTTGTGTAACCGCAAGTATCACCGCCTTGCAGAACTGCATCGGTGTCCATGAGGTTCAACGCAGCAGCGAACTTAACACCAACTTGCTTGGTGAACAAAGATGCTGACTTGGCCGAGAACACGGCCTTGGTGATGAGCGGTAACCGCTCTTGGTCGGTGTAGGCGTTTAGATTGCCAAAATTGTATGCCATTGTTAATGGGGGTTTAGGGGTTTAGTTTTTGGATTTGAGTGATTGAAGTGCTTGTGCGAGAGCGTTGAAGTTCTGCGAGGCTTGAGCCTTGCGTTGCTCAACGATTGCGGAACCGCTGGCCTTGGGGGCTTCGGCTGGGAGTTCGGAAACCTTCTCAACGATGTCGGCCATGGTTTCAACCTGCGATGCGAAGGCAGACATTTTCTCCTTCATCTTGCCCATCTCGGCATAGGCAGCCTTGAGTTCTTCCATGATGGCTCCGAGGTGCTTGGCTACGATGGCCTCAACGATTTCGGGGGTCATAGCAGGATAAGCGTCCTTGATTTCCTCGGTAACCTCAACGGCTACTTCCGGAGTGATTTCAGCAGCAACAGGCAACGGCTCGATGACCGGGGTCGCGACTTCGGCAGCGATGACCTCAACGATTTTGCCTCCTTCGGTCTTGATAGTTCCGACTCCTTCAACGACGTGTTCGCCATCGGGTGCAGGAAGAGTGCCGTCCTCGGCAACGACGTAAACTGCAGTACCTGCAACGAGGTCCCCGTCAACACGGACAACCGTGCCATCGGTCAACTTGTAGTCGGCAAAGGACTGCTTTTGGGTGCTGAATTTGCGAAGTTCCGTCCGCAGGGATTCGATTGCGTTTTTCAGGTTCATAGTTGATTGGATTTGTAGGTGGGGGTTAATTGTTGCAAAAAAGCGGTTAATTCGTCAGCGAGGCCAGCGAGTGCGACCTCCATTTCGGATTCGGTCTTGTCCATTCCAAATAGGCCCTCAACGGAGAAACCCCGGAACAGGTTGCGGTTGTCCCACACCTCGTCGTTCTCAACCTTGAAGGAACCGAACCAAGAGCCGTCGGGTGTGTCCTCGTATCCTTTCGGTGGCATGATGCCACGCTCGGAGTCGGTGATGAAGGACTCGAACATAAACACTCCGTCCAGTTCAGCGTTGTGGTAAGCGTTGACGTTGTGCTGGTTGCCTTGCTTGAAGTACTTTTGAACTATCTTGCGGATGGTGGCTTTGTCAAAGACGACGTAGTACTCGCCATAGGTTACGTCCTTTCGAAAGATGGGAGTATCTGCAAGCATCAGCGGTCCAGTCAGGACCCTCCGTTCGCCTGTTTCGGTGAACTTTTGTGGTGTCTTTGCGAAGGCTTGGAATGGCCGTTCAATCGCTGGCATATCGGTCAGGGCCACGAATTGGACCCCTTCATCCACCTCGTCCACGGTCATTCGGTATATTGGCAGTTCCATAGTGGTAAATGTCCTACGCCCCTAAAGTTGCAAATTCCTCCAACCTCCGAACCCTCCGAGTGCTTTGGGTGATGTCCCGTTCCACCACATAGGCTCGCATCGGTGATGAACCTTGGCCTTGGCCTTGACCGAATCCCGACAGGTCGGTAACGTTCGGGTTTGCGAAGATTGGTGGGGGTGCTGCTGCTGCACCCGGTGCGCCACCACCTGCTGCTCCTGCTGGAACGCCTCCGCTATCCCCTCCGCCTGTAATGGCTTTGGCTCCTTGGATGCCAGCAGCGGTAATCGCTGCGATGCGTAGCCCTGCACGAATCTTTGAAAGCGTGTTGTAGGCCTTGAGTTGTGCGACCCCTGCTGCTCCTGCGGTTATAGCATTGGCCGGGTTTGCTGCTGCCATGACCGCATTGGCTGCCATCTCTTTTTGCAGGTTCACGATGACGTTGGCTACGGCAAGGCCTTTCTCCAAGGCCAAGGCAGCAAGAGCAAGACCCTTGCTTTCGTTTCCAAAGGACTGCAAGATGCTTTGAACCGATTGTAATGAGTCAACTGTTACTTGTTTTTTGAACTCGGCTAAGGCCAGTTCGTTGGCCTTCATATCCTCGTTGAACTTCTTGCGTCGCTCCAGTTCGGTCTGCACCGCTTGGGCGTTCAAAGCGTCCTGCTTGCCGTTTTGGTCAGCCGTAATCTGCACCAAAGCGTCAGCCGTTGTCTTGGCTTGCATTACTTCGGTTTCAGCCATGATAGCCCTTGACCGAGCCTGCTCTTGCATCATTAACCTGCGAGCCTCTGCGGTCTTTTTATCTTCAGCCTCACGCTTCTTGTTGGCCTCAATCTGCGCCTCCGTGTGCTTTTCGTATGCGTCCCTGTAATTGGACAGGGCTGCTTCCTCACGAAGGGCTGCGTCCTCCCTTGCCTTCGCTGCGATGGCTGGGTCGGGTAGGTTCAGGAACCTGCGGACCGCTGCGGTGAGTTCGTCCCATTTGGCGACCAAAAGCCCTACGGCTGCGACTGCTGCACCGATACCCGTTGCAAGGAGGGCGATTCGGAAAGCCTTCATGGCCCCCGTGCTTGCCCCGACTGCAGTTGCGTAGAGTGCCTGTGCTGCTGCTTGGCCTTGGGTGATTAGGATGGAGTCTTTGTTGAGCAGGTTGGCGACCTGTTGCACTCCGTTAGCCAAAGCCATCGCTCCTTGGACCTTCAACAACGCCTTCTGCAAGTCCTCATTCTCCGAGCCGAACAACGCAGCAGCACCTTGAGCGATTTGGAAGCCAGCGGTGATTCCTTGGATTCCAGCGACGAAGGTGTCTATGTTGCGTGTGTCGGAGGCGAGGTTTTTGATTCGCTGGCTTGTGTCCCCGATTTGGTCTTTCAGTTTCCCTGCCTCGACCTCCATTTGCTTGAAAGCCTTGGTCCCGGATTCCCCAGCCAAAGCCATCTCGGTCAGGGTCTTTTGGAGTTCACGCAGACGCTGCTTGGCACTTGTTGTGCCTTGTGCGGTTGAGTCTTTCAGCCCTACTTCGAGGACGATTTCTTTAGTAACTGCCATAGTTTTTATTTATCCTGCCATGATGGTATTCCCGACGCAACCTCTAAGACCTGACCTTCCGTTCCGATTTCTAAGTTGACCCAAGCAGTTCCGTCCCAATACTTGATGTCGCCTGCTGCATCGCCCGGAGTGAACCCTGCACCTGCTGGACCGACCGCACCCGTTGCTCCAGTTGCACCCGTTTCACCCGGAGGACCTGCAACCACTGGGAGTTCTTTGATGGTTGGAATGGGAGGTACTTCGTTCGGGTAATCCGAGTCCGTTGCCGGAACAGGCCCATCGTAGGGGAAGTAATAGATTTGCTTTGGGGCAAACTCGGTCAAGTTGAGAATCCTGCGAAGTGTAACCCGGCACGGCTTCTGCTGACCTATCTCGTAGTCCCGAATCTCAAGCAGCCTCCAACGGACCCCTCCGTAGTAGATAGGGGTTCGGAAGTCGAGTTGGCTTATATCCGCTGCGTTGAGCATAATCGACAACTCCAACTGCATCGCCTCACGGCTGACGGTTTCTTGGATGAAATTCCACCAATAGATGTTGAATAGGTTGTTGTTCGTGTATGCGTAAGGGTCGCTATTTGCGGCGACATTCACCGCATAATACAACTGTTTGGGGATGCCAAAGGCAAGGTCGAAATCTGCTGCGTAAGGGTTGTTAAGGTGGCTGACAAAGGGCAGATTCAGCAACGACTCTGCGAGTGCTACCGAACCGCTGACCCCGTATTGGTAGGCCCAAGTTGTCGGGGCTTCGATGAGGTTGTATTGGGCTATCCTGTAACCGCTCTGCAAGGTCTTGATAGTTCCTGATAAAGCAGAGCCGTCCAAGTCCCAAACCCTGCCGATTACCTTGTCAGTCGTGAAGTTCGCAGGGATAAGGGTGCTGCAAGCGAGTTCGACAACGTTCTCGCCCTTGCCGTAAAAATTGTCGGTCGTGAAGATTCGCCCTCCGTAGCCTTCCTTGGCCAATGGGTAGTTGGACTTGTCAAGTTTGGAAAGGTAGTCCCCGGCATCCTTGTACTTGAACACGATAGTCTTGTACTGATTCGGGTCCCCATTCGTGATGCTCTGCTCTGCGTTCTCATCCGATTTCTGCGACCAGTCCACGACCCCCGATGAATAGAAGTCCACCCAAGGTTCCACGATGAGGTTCTTGGGGTCGGCTGGGTCCGCCATAAAGTAGAGGTTGAACATTTTTTGCAGGTCTTTCAGGAGGTCGCTCTGCTTTACGTCAGCAGGCAGGGCGGTCCTCATGTCAACCATGTTCAATGTTTGAGGGTTCTCCAAACATTCCCATAGCACCGTTGCACCTTGGAGGATAGTTCCTCCCTGTGGCGTTGTAAAGACAAAACCAATGTTTGCTATTGTGTTTGCAGGGATGGTTACGTTGGCAAAAGTTGTTGATAGCGGACCGCTAAGACCGCTTTGGTAGTTTATTGCAATGTTTTGAATGACCGCAATGTCGCCCGAAGTTGTGAGATTTCGTATTGACATATTTGCGAATCCATAGGCAGCCGTAAGAAATTGCGCTTGTAATTCGTAATTGACAGTTACATTCCAACGGGTTGGAACTTCAGGGGCATCAAAGACGCTCGATGAAGGATTCCAATATCCGGGGCGGTCGTAGTACGTCCCCGTTTCATCCTGAAACCGCATCGTGAGGTTTTGACCGAATGTTCCACTAACCGTTCCGGTACTTGCCACGAAAATCGCAGACCCCGAAAGGTTAAAGATTGCTTCCCCGGCAGCGTAAGGAATGACCAACTTTCTGAACCGCTCCGAGTTAAAGAACTCCGATGTGTATCGATACCCTGCCTGTGCGAAGATTAAATCAACCATCTTCTTCACATAAATGCTCGGTGTCATCTTGTAGAACGGCACGGCAAACCATCCCTGCGTAACCACGTCCGTGTAGCCGTAGGAATCCACCAATCCATAAACGTAACCGCTCGCACCCGATGCGGTCCAAGTCGCAGAAACATGAGCCGAGGTCAGCGTGTGGTTCATTCCGCTGACCCCAACGGTTGTCGCAAGGAGGTTGCCCTCAATGGACTTGAACAGGCTCACATCGTCCGAGAATAGGCCCACTTCGTAGGTAACCTCGCCCCGAATCTTGGACATGGAAATCAGTTGCAGAACTCCGCTGAACACTTGGACCCCGTCCTCCCACATGGCAGCACGAATCTTCTTGTTCGGCTGGAATCCACCAACGAAGGACTGGATGTTGTAAGCGTACCCGAAGCAGGCCCGATTTGTTGTCGTATTAGGCAACGTGATGGTCTTGGAGAAAGACCCCCTCCGCTTGGTTATGTCGGCAATGTCCTC